GCAGAAGACAAAGACTACGAAAGAGGTATGTTAGTCAAACTGCTTGATGATGGCGGATACAAGATGGCATATTGGTATGATAAACCTAATAAGCCGTATCCTGTCGAAATAATAGTAGATGGTAAAAGTATAAAGAAAGATGGAAAAATAGTAGAAATGAAATTTCATCCAAAAGACTACTACAAACAAAATGAGGAAACTGATATGAAAGAAGCAAGAGGAACTTGTTGGGTAGGATATCAACAAAAAGGAATGAAAGACAAGAATGGTAAAATGGTTCCTAATTGTGTAAAAGAAGTTTACGAAATTTTTTATGAAACTTCACTCGGTGAAAGTTGTGGATACACAATAGAAGTTGATAGAGATGATAATTTAAAAGAAGCTGAATATCAAGGAAGAAAAGTAAAACTTGGTAAACCTATGCAAGGTGATACAAAGAAATTTAAAGTATATGTAAAGAATGATAAAGGTAATGTTGTAAAAGTAAACTTCGGTCAAGGTGGAGATGCAAAAGGTGGTACAATGAGAATCCGTAAATCTAATCCAAAAGCAAGAGCATCTTTCAGAGCGAGGCATAATTGTGATAGTCCAGGTCCTCGTCACAAAGCTAGGTATTGGTCTTGTAGAAAGTGGTAATCCACTATGAGTAAACTTTCAGATTGGTTAGTCTATCCTATTATAGAAGAAGATATAACTAAAAATCCTAAGATAAAAAAAGCGTTAAAAAGATTAATTGATAAGAATCTTTTACCTAAATCTTATGCTGTTAATATCGATAAACTTCAAAGTTTTTTAAACACAAACCCACAGGTATTTACTTCGTTACTAAAACTATTAGGTGAGAGTGATTACACATTCGGCCCTGATTGGATACCTACATCTCTTGGTCAACGTAAGAAGATGAAGAAACTACATAATAAACCTAATCGTAGTATCAGAGGTGAGGCTAAAGGAGATGTTGTTGTAGTTTATTCAGGTAGATTTCAACCTTTTCATTTAGGTCACTACTCAACATATAAGAAGTTAGTACAGAAATTTGGGAAAGACAAGGTTTTTATTGGAACAAGTAATAAAACACAATCAGGACGTAGTCCGTTAAATTTTAAAGAAAAAAAATCTATTATTACAAAGTTTTTTAATGTATCACCTAAGATGGTTGTACAAGTTCGTAATCCGTATTCTCCTGTTGAGATACTAAAAGATTTTCCTAAAGACACTACATATGTAGCCGCAGTAGGAGAAAAAGATTCACAAAGATTAAAAGGTAAATATTTTAAACCTTATAAGAAAGGACAATTTGTTCCTTATGAAGAAGGTGGATTTGTTTTAGCAGTACCGCCAACTGATTTTAAAATAGGCGGTGAGCCTGTAAGTGGAACTAAAGTACGAGCAACTTTCGGCGGGTCTGTAAATATGTCGGCTAAAGAAGAGTTATTCAAACGAATGTATAAAAAAGTTGACAAAAAGATATTACAATTTTTAATTAGAAAGTTTGGAGGCACACTATCCGAAGCTACTACGACAACACAAGGAAATCTTGATGATGGTCCACCAACATATTATGCAAGTTATGCTGATTATAGAAAGTATTCTACTGCATGGTTGTTGGACCTTTATGGTGAAGATTGGAAAGTATTAGACCATTTAGTGTATTCAGAGTTTGACCCGTTAGAAGATTATACTTTAAAATACAATACGGTACCTGCTGTATCATATTTAGATGCTGGTACAATTAAAGGTTCTAAAGATGCTGTTAAAAAATATAAAAAATTTATACAAAACATTACAGATGATTTTGGGTGGGATGTGATTAAATGGTTAGGTGTAGATGCTGCAGAAAAAAGTTTAACAGGAACGGTGTTGTCTGCAGGAGTTGGGAAAGATTTAACTGACCAACACGATTTAAAAGAAAATGTAAAAGAAATAGCAGTTCGACCTAAGCCTAAAAAATTTAGAGATATTTATGATGCTCTTCCAATTGATTTAAAGAAAAGGGTTATGAATCTTAAAAACTATGACCAAAGAAGAGATGCTCATCCTGAAGGTAATGTTTTAAAACATACTATAGCTGTAACTAACAGAGCATTGAAAACAGGCGATATTGATTTTGCGTTGTCTGCATTATTTCACGATATAGGAAAAGATTCTACTGCTAAACTACATCCAAAGAAAGGTTTTTGGACTCATTATGGACACGAGAAAGTTTCTGCTGTTTTGGTAAAGAAATATGCTACTTGGATAAAATCAATGGGTGGTGATGTTGATGCTATTCATTATATAGTTAAACAACATATGAGAATGAAAGTCTTTGATAAGATGAAATGGACTAAACAAGATAAGATGAGTAAAGAAAAACATTTTGGTAAGCTACAAAAATTTACTAAATTTGATAAGGGTGGTAGAGGAATAAATGATAGTGAACTAAAAGAAAATGTATTTTCAGGAAACAAACAACTATTTATAGAAGATAAAGAGTTACTTTTAATGGGTGGTGCCTACGGACATCTCGCACACCCTTTCGATGATAATAGGTTAACGTTTAGAGATTTGAAAACAATGATAGATTTAGCACTTCAAGGTAAACTTGAAAGTGTTTCAGAAAAGACAGATGGTCAAAATCTTATGATTTCATTTATTAATGGAAAAGTAAGAGCGGCGAGAAACAAAGGTCAATTAAAGAACTTTGGTCAAAACTCTCTTGATATTAAAGGCATACAAAATATGTTTTCAGGTAGAGGTGAAATTGAAAAAGCCTTTACATATTCTATGAAAGATTTAGAGATGGCTATCAAGAAGTTAGGTAAGAAAGATTTAGATAATATATTTGGTAACGGTAAGTCTTTTATGAGTTTAGAAGTAATGTATGTACCTACTACAAATGTTATACCATACGGAATTAATATGTTAGTATTTCATGGTACTATGACTTACAATGAAAAGGGTGAAGCTATAGGACAGAGTAAATCAGCAGGTTCAAAGTTAACAAAGTTAATTAAGAAAGTCAACGGAAATGTTCAAAAACATTTTGATATACAAGCACTGCCTAATACTAAACTACCTAAAGTTAAAGACTATCAAGCTAAAAAATCTACATTTTTAAATAGAGTGAATAAATTACAGAAACAATATGGACTCGCAGATACAGACACCGCAGGTGATTATCATCAACATTTTTGGTTAGAGTTTATTTTATCAGGCGCTAAATCATCTGATTACCCTAATCCTACAGATAACGTTTTGTATAGTTTGATGAAGAGATGGGCGTTCTTTGATAAATCATATAAGATACCTACAATTAAAAAAGATTTAAAAGAATATCCTAAATTTTTACAATGGGTATTAGCTGTAGATAAACAAGACCAAACTAAGATATGGAAAAAGAATATTTCCGCATTTGAAAAAATATTTCTTGATTTAGGAGCAGAGATATTATCTAATATGGAAAACTTTCTATCTGCGAATCCTACACAAGCCGCAGTTACAATGAGAAAAGAGATAGCAAAAACAATAAAAAAAATACGTTCAAGTAATGATTTAAGAACTATAGATATGATGAAAGCACAACTTGATAAAGTACAATCTATGGGCGGATTTAAAAACTTAGTTCCTACAGAAGGAATTACTTTTATGTTCAAAGGCAAAGTCTACAAACTAACAGGTTTGTTTGCACCTATAAATCAAATACTCGGAATGTTAAAATACACAAGGTAAGTTATGAGTCAAGATTTTGGTAGTAAGAGTGGTAAAGAAAGAGTTCGTGAATATAAAGCGATGGAAGCTATTTTACGAGGAGAGACTCCTGAAAAAAGAATAATGGTCGGCTACAAAGGTGAAAAGGCTGTACCGGAAGAAAGTCGTTTAACTGAGATAATGCAAAAAGTTAGAATGCCTTGGTTCTGTCCATCGTGTAAAAAGATTATGAAGAAAAACATTGATAGTCAAGTGTGGAGACAATATGAACATTGTTTTGATTGTCAAATAGAATTTGAAAATAAACTAATCATTGAAGGCACACACAAAGAATGGAAAAAACGAAAGTCTTTAGAAAATAGGATATCTAAGATGAAAGACGACTTACAAGGTATAAAAGAATTTTATGACCAAAAGTCTGTCACACATTTAAACGCAATAAATCCTGAATTAGGAGCTATTGATAGAGAAGAATATAGCGTTGAGAATCCTGAAGAATGGGATGCAAAAATTGATGAAGCTGTAAAATTTTTTGAAACTAACATAGAGAAACTTGAAACAGAGTTGGGAGAATTAAATGAAGTGGATTAAATACATCTTAGGGTTTCTTGGGGCAGTCGGTGCGTTATTTGCTGTGAATAAAGCAAAAAGTGTAGAAGTGAAAAAACTTAAAAAGGTTATCGATGAAAACAAGAAAGAAGAAAAGAAAGTTGAAAAACAAATCGTAGAATTAGAAACAGCAAAGAAGGCTTCTAAAAAAGAAATTGGCAATATGAAAAGAAAACTTACTATGTCTAAAAAGAAAACTAAGAAGATGCAGGAAGTTTACGATAATGATGAAGTAGAATCAGCAGAAGATTTTCTTAGAAAGTTTGCTAAAAACAAATGAGATTCAGTATGAAAATATTAAAATATTTCTTAATATCTTTTTTTGTAATGGGCGCTCTGAAAGGTCAAGAGATAAAGAAAGATGGAAAAGTAGTCACTACTTTTACACAGGAACAAGCATTAGAAATGTTAAAAGCACGTGATGCTCAATGGGAAAGTAAGTTAGCAAAAGCAGATTCATTGATAGAATCACAAAAAGTAGTAATTTCTGATTGTGAAGCAGTTGTTTTTAAGTTAGAAGAACAATCAAATTTAGATAGTTTGTTGTTACTTGCTCAGAGAAAACGAATTGATTTGTTAAAAGTTCGTGATGAAGCTAATGAAAGATTAGTAGAATTAGTTGAACCTAAATGGTACGAAAATCAGTATCTTTGGTTAGGAATAGGATTTATCTTAGGAAAGATTTAATGCAATCTGAAGATTTAAAACAAGCACTACGACAAGAATATATTAAGTGTGGTGAAGACCCGTCTTATTTTATACGAAAGTATTGTGTAATCCAACATCCTATAAGAGGAAAGATACCATTTGAATTATATCCGTTTCAAGTAGACACACTCAAAGAAGTTTTAAATCATAAGTATAATATAATTTTAAAAGCAAGGCAGTTAGGTATTTCTACGTTAACTGCGGCGTATTCATTATGGTTAATGACATTTAGAAATGATAAAAACATTTTAGTATTAGCAACAAAACAAGATACTGCTAAAAATCTTGTTACAAAGATTCGAGTGATGCACTCTAATTTACCTGGTTGGTTGAAACAGACTTGTATTGAAGATAATAAGTTATCATTACGATATAAAAATGGTTCACAAGTAAAAGCAGTTTCAAGTAGTGAAGACTCAGGTCGTTCAGAAGCGTTATCTTTATTAGTATTAGATGAGGCCGCATTTATAGACAAGATTGATACGATATGGGCTGCGGCTCAACAGACACTATCAACAGGTGGACAATGTATTGCGTTATCTACACCAAACGGTGTTGGAAATTGGTTTCATAGAACTTGGGTAGGCGCTGAAGAAAACGACAATGGATTTTATCCAATAAAACTTCATTGGACCGTACATCCTGAACGAGATAAATCGTATAGAGCAGCACAAGATAAATTATTAGGACCCGGACTCGCCGCACAAGAATGTGATTGTGACTTTTTAACTTCAGGTCAAATGGTTGTAGATGGTTCTATTTTACAAGAGTACAAAGATAATCAATGTAGAGAACCTATGATGAAACAAGGCATAGACTCTAATGTTTGGATATGGGAAGCACCGGATTATAATAAAAATTATATAATGAGTGCTGATGTTAGTAGAGGTGATGGTTCAGATTATTCTGCATTTCATATATTAGATGTTGAATCTATGGAACAAGTTGCTGAGTATAGAGGTAAAATAAGTACGAAAGACTTTGGTAATCTATGTGTAAATGTAGCTACAGAGTTTAATGATGCTTTATTAGTAGTTGAGAATAATAATATAGGTTGGGCTACTATTCAACAAGTTATTGATAGAGGATATCAAAATTTATTTTATTCTTCTCAAGATTTACAATATGTAGATGTTGAACATCAAATAACAAATAAATTTAGGGCACAAGATAGAAATTTAAAGCCTGGATTCTCTATGACAATGAAAACAAGGCCACTTGTTATTGCTAAATTAGAAGAATACTTTAGAGAAAAGGCAGTAATTGTGCATTCAAATCGATTAATTGATGAGTTGTTTGTATTTATATATAACAACAATAAAGCGCAAGCTATGTCCGGCTATAATGATGATTTAGTGATGAGCTATGGCATCGCATTATGGGTAAGAGATACTGCGTTAAGATTAAGAGCAGAAGGAATAGAGTTAAGTAAAAAAACTATGTCTAATTTCTCTACTCCTAATCAATTAATGTACACACCGGGCGGAAAAGAAGACGCTTGGAGAATTGAAATCGGTCCAAATAAAGAAAATGAGGACATAAAATGGTTATTGTAGGAGTTAATTATGGCTGTAGATAAAGGATTATTTACAAGATTACAGAGATTGTTTTCTACTAACGTTGTTGTTAGACAAGTTGGTGGTAAAAAACTTAAAGTTTCTGATACATCGAGAACACAATCGAGTATAAAACATCAGTTGATAGACAGATATCAAAAAATCTACTCATCTGCTAAGCAGTTTGGGTATGATGGCGGTCTTATAATTCAACAACAACGTTTAGGTCTCTTCAAAGATTACGAAACGATGGATAGTGACTCTATTATTTCGTCTGCGCTCGACATTTATGCAGATGAATCTACTATGAAGAACGAGTATGGCAAAGTTTTAAATATAGAAACTGATAATGCTAACATACACGACATATTACATAACTTATTTTATGATGTTTTAAATATAGAATTTAATTTATGGCCGTGGGTTCGTAATATGTGTAAATATGGTGACTTCTTTTTGTATCTTGATATAGATGAAAAATTTGGTATTACTAATGTTGTTCCTATGAGCCCATATGATATTTCAAGAGTAGAAGGCGAAGACCCTGATAACCCACATTTAACTAAATTTCGTATGAATCCTGTGGATAACGTTAGACATACTACTTATGGGCCATTAGATGATGACTTTGAAGCATTTCAAGTTGCACACTTTAGATTAATAAGTGATGCAAACTTTTTACCATATGGTCGTTCTACATTAGAAGCAGCTCGTAAAGTTTGGAAACAATTAACTCTTATGGAAGACGCTATGTTAATTCATAGAATTATGAGAGCTCCTGAAAAGAGAGTATTTAAATTTGATATTGGAAATATACCACCAGCAGAAGTCGAAAACTATATGCAACAAGTTGTAAATAAGATGAAAAAGACTCCTGTTATGGATGATAAGACCGGTGAGTACAATTTAAAATATAATATGCAAAACATTACAGAAGATTTCTTTATACCTGTTCGAGGAGGAGATTCAGGTACTTCTATTGATACGTTAAACGGGTTGAGTTATGATTCTGTTGACGATATTGAATATTTGAGAAATCGTATGTTAGCATCATTACGTGTACCTAAAGCCTTTCTTGGATATGAAGAAGGTATAGAAGGTAAAGCAACTCTTGCCGCAGAAGATGTTCGGTTTGCTCGTACAATAGAACGACTACAACGAATTATTGTAAGTGAATTACACAAGATTGCTATTGTACACTTGTATGCACAAGGATTTCGTGACCAAGAGTTAGTAAATTTTGACTTAACACTTACAAATCCATCTACTATATACGAACAAGAGAAACTTGAATTATGGAATACTAAGACAAGTTTAGCTGATTCTATGTTAAGAGACGGATTAATGTCTTCAGAGTGGGTTTATAAGAATATTTTTGGTATGAGTGACGATGAGATTAAAGAAAATGACGAAAAAGTTATTTTTGACACGAAAACTAAATACAGAAAAGCTACTATTGAATCAGAAGGACAAGACCCAGCAAAAGAACCTGAACAAATAGAAACAGACGATGAAGAGATAGGTAGAAGTGGAAATGAGTTGGAAAAAAAGATAGGTAGACCACAAGAAGGGCCGAAATATAAAAAAGATGGCTCAGCACGTGGTAGAGACCCTATGGGTTCACACGATTTACGTACAAGTTACGAAAAAGACAACAAAATTAAACATACTTTTAAAAACGGACCGCTGGCTTTATCACATTATGATGGGTTGATGCAGGCAATGGATAAAAATTCGAGAGAAATTCTTTCAGAATCAGAAGATTTAACAAATAATTACAAAGAAGAATTAAACTCAGAAAAATAATTTTTAATTAGGACATATTTATATATGACTTGGAAATTGGGGCTAAAATGATTAAACATAATAAAGTTAAAAACACAGCATTTTTATACGAATGTCTAACAAGACAAATAACATCAGATGTGCTATCTAATGTTGAACCTTCACCCGCTTTGGCAATAGTCAAAGAATTTTTTAAGCCTACTACTATATTAGGTAAAGAGTTAGTTCTTTATAAGGCACTAACATCTAAAAAATTAAAAAATGAAGGTAAAATAAATTATTTAGTAGATTCAGTACTTCGTGAAAGAACTAAATTAAATTTTAGTGAAATGCGTAGGGCTAAGTATAATTTAATTAAGAAGATTACTGAACACTATGAATTGAAAGATTTTTTTAGAACACGAATTTCTGATTATAAAGACATAGCGTCTGTTTATAAATTGTTTGAAATTCAACAAACTTCTAATCCTTTCGAAGAGACGGAAATACGTTTCGTTGTTATGGAGAACTTAAAAGAGAAAAAAACCCTAAGTACAGAAAAAACTTCTGTAGTCGAAAAATTTGCAAAAGAATCTAAAGACCTAAGATTATTATCATATAAAATACTTGTAGACAAGTTTAATCAGAAATACTCAAATCTTAATGAATCACAACGTAATTTGTTAAAAACTTATATAAATAACATATCTAATACAAGTACTTTAAAAGACTTCATGGCTGAAGAAATTAAAAAGATTAAAAATGAAGTCTTAAAAATTCATCCTAAGATTGATGACAAGGTCGTTTCTATCAAACTAAAAGAGTGTTTGAATGTTTTAAAGAAGTTGGACAAAGGAAACATTGTTAATGAAGAACAACTTATCACTATGATGAGGTTCTATAGTCTTTTGGATGAAATCTATGAAGCAGTCGATAAGTCGTAACGAATTAATTGAAATTATAAAAGAGATACTTCGTGAGATGAATGAAGCATCTACTACTGCTAATGTAGCGGGTTATCAAACTCCGTATGCCTTTTCAGGCGGTCTTGCTAAAAATAAAAAGAAGAAAAAAGATTTAATTAAAAGACTTCATATGAAGTTAGTTGATAAAATAGACGAGTCTTCAATAAATGAAGCAAAATATTACGAATATCGTAATGATGACACTCGTAATCCTAAACAAAAGATTTGGCATAATGTAAGAGAAGTTCGTGATAGTTTGATGAAACTTGAAAGAAGTTTAAAACACGCTATCAAGTTAAAAAATGAACAAGGAATGGATTCAAGAACTTATTATAAGTATGCTAAAAATAGTTTTCCTAAAATACAAGAAAGATTAATTAAAATGGCTAAGAGAGTCGGGGAGTTGAGTGCGTGAGTACATATAAAAAAATGATGAAAGAAGCTTTTGGTGTTGTTAAAGAAGGCAAGATTGAAGCTCGTGAATTGAAACTTTATATAGAAAACGATTCTGCTCTATATAGACAAAGATTTTTACCTATTATGAGAAATCTTAGTAATCATATGGCAAAAGACAGATATAAAGATTCTCTCGCTGTAAAGGCTTTTATGTATTTAGTAGAAGCTGGTGCTAAGAAATATATTAAAGATTTTGGCGGAGATAAAAATACCTTTTCTAAAAACGACAAGAAAGCAGTTTCAAAAGAATTTGTTCAAGAATTTAAAGATGCGTACGACAATGAAGAGTACGATTTTATGGGGAGAAAATAAAATGAAAATTTTAGAAGATTATAAAAAAATTGCTCACGAACTACTCTTCGAGGTAGACGATGAAAAAATGATTAAGTATAAAGACGAAGACGGTGAGTCTAAAGAGATGAAGGCAGGTTCTGCTAAGACTATGCCAGCAGACCATCCTGCTAAACAAGCTTGGGATAAGATGCAAGATAGTGGTGATGGTAGTGACGACAAAGAAGCTCCTTCAGATAAAAAATTAGGTAAAGGTGATTTTGATAGAGATGGTGGAGATGAACCAAAAGGTGATTCGTCTACTGCATCAGAAAAAAACGAATTAGAAGCAAAGTATGATATTAAAATACCTAATGGGCCACTTGATAAAGAAGATACAGAAGATGAAGCTGCTTTGAACATAGCTGACGCAATAGCTAAAAAGTATGATGTAAGTGCCGAATACGCTTCGGAAAGAGCATCTGAAGAAATAACTAACTCAGAATCATATTTAGAATTTGCTAAAACAATAGAATCTGATATGGAAGAAATGGCCGAAGATGGCGAACAACAAAGATATGATGAACCAATGTTTGACGATGACGGAATGCGTAATCTAAGAAACAAAGATTCGGACGATGATTCTGAAAAAACACCTTTCTATTCAACTACGCAGGGAATTATTTACAAAAACGGAGATAATTTACCTAAAGGCACCGATGAGAAAACAAAAATAAAAGACATAGATGAAGACGCTATTGATGATTTTTTTGATTCCGCAGCTGATTACTTTGCTGAAAAGAACGATATTACTATGGGAGCTATGGCTGATATGAAAGACGATATTATTAGGTATTCTGATGATTTAGGTGATTTGGCTGATAGTATTAAAAGCGCCGCAGAAGAAGCAAAAGAAGAAGGTGGTTATGAGAGATACGGTGAAAGCGTAAAA